ATATGTAATTTCAGTGCCACGAGTAAAACAACGGGGTAAAGAACTACGATATCGAGAACTTGCAATAATATCAGAGGTTGCATCAATTGTTCAATTGCAAGCTAATCAATCAGTGAAACTTGTTGAGCAAACTCTTGGGAAAACTCTTGATGATTATTCTAAACGAGAAGTTCCTATTTTCTTAAATGAGGAAAAACTCTCAGATTTATCCATAACAGGTTCAATTCTTCTGGAATATAATAAATTATATGCGAAGCCTACAATTGCTAATGTAGCATTGAAAAGTATTGTTAATAATGGGAATGTAATATCCAACCGTACCGGTTCGATACTAAATATTACTCCTCGTAGGCTTCGTTATACAATAGCAACTATGCTGGCTAAGAATGGGCATAATGTTAATACTATAGCTGAATTATTGGATCATTCATCTACTTCAAGTGCGGGGATTTATATTAAAAATCATGCTGACAGTGTTGAAAGGATTGATTCCGCTGTTTCAGAACAATTGTCATTTGTCGCTGATATTTTTATGAACGGAATCAAATCGAAAAAGAGTAGTCATTTCAAATTTTTTTCTTCAAGTAGATGCCAGAGTCAGAATTCAGGATTTCCTTGCAATCAATGTATGTTTTTTATTCCGATTGATCGCAGTGAGGTGAATCAACTATGAATAATATTATTTTGTTCAAATCAAAAAAACATATTCTTGTAGAAGAAAATTATAATGAGTTCATAAAATTTTGTCGCTATCAACTGTCCGGACTAACCCAAACTCAGGATTGGGAGCAGTATGCCTGGAAAGGATATGTCACATTTAGAAAAATAGGGATTGGAAATAAAATCTTTGATTCCATTGATGCAATGCACGAAGATTATATCAATTTTGCGAAAGCATATATCAGATATCAACACACATTGAAACCATTAAAAAATTATGGGGTTATTATGATGGCCTTGCGATGTCTCGAACAGGCCCTTTTGCAGGTTCAGAACACTGGTCTCATTTATAATGTTACAGCCGTTGTTTTCGATGAGGCAATGCAGATCGGGAGTAAATATTTTGAAGGTAACGTTTTGGCTAAATGTGGAATACAGCTTGAAAAAATATCAAAGTTTCTGTGTGAACATAATCTTGTGAAGTCAGGATATATCTCATGGAAAAACCATGTAAAACAGAAAGTCAAAAACAATTATCTTCCTGAGATTGAGGATTATCACCGAAGCGATAAGTTACCAGATGAAGAAGCATTGCTCGCTATTGCTGATATTTTTTCTCAAAATGATGAGTTACTGAGTCCAAGGGATAAGTTCACCAGTTCAGTATTTGCACTTCTACTTTGTTGTCCGAGCAGAATTTCTGAAATTTTAGCCTTACCTGCTGATTGTGAGATTACACAAATAGATGGCAAGGGTATCGAAAGATATGGTTTGAGATTTTATTCGGTAAAAGGGTATGGCCCTAATATCAAATGGATTCCACGGGTTATGATACCAGTTGCAAAGAAAGCGATTAGAAGATTACTTTCCTGATCACAAAATGCAAGAGCACTTGCTCACTGGTGCGAAAAGTACCCGGATAAATTTTACCGACATGAGCTTTGCCCAACAGTTGATGAAAAAGCTAAATTGACCGTTGTACAAGTTTGCCATGCACTGGGGTATAATTTATTTGATCATAAATCATGTGTTTTAAAAATTAAAAGAACGAGTTTGGATGGTGGGAAAAGTTTCTTAAACCACAATGATTACAACTATTCATTGAGTAATTTGTGGGAAATTATTAGTTCTAATTTTAGCAGAGATTTTCCATGGTATGATAAAGAAAAATCCATAAAATTTAGTAATGCTTTATGCTTGCTCAATACTGATCAATTTTCTTTATCAAGAATGACTTCAATTTTCACATTTTACAAACCTACTAAAAGTTTCTTTTTCAGTGACATACAAAGAAAAAAAAGCTATGAGATGAATTATAAAAATATATTTTCCCGATATGGATATTATGATGATGAAGGTAAACCACTACTTATTCGCTCACACCAGCCACGGCACCTTTTAAACACAATAGCCCATTATGGTGAAATGTCTGAACTGGATATAGCTAAATGGTCTGGTCGTATCAATGCGAATCAGAACAGAGTTTATAACCATGTGTCGGAAGAAGATATGTTAGATAAAATCAAAGCTATTAAATTGAATAGGAGTAATTACTGTCAAAGGGAGTCAATACCCACAAATGAATTGACAATTGATTTTGATAACCTTAATCAAGGTGCAATACACTTAACTGAATTTGGTTACTGTGTACATAACTATTTAATCAAGCCTTGTGCAAAAATTAATCATCTTATTGAATGTGATAATGAAACACCGGACATTAACTCAGTAGATAGAATTAGACTGCAATCTGTCCGAGAGAAAGTAATGCAATTAAAGAGAATAACTCAGATCGCTTATGAAAATGGTGATTATGGTGCAGACAAATGGTTGCAACACCACAAAAAAAATTTGGAAAGAATTAATAAACTATTGAATAATTGAAACAGGAGATGCATATGGCAAAACATTTAAACAGGAGTGAAATAAAGGCAATTAAACACATTATACTGACTTGGGACGGTAAAATCACATGGAGCGATTTATGTGAATCAGTTTATAAGAATCTAAACAGAACTATCACAAGGCAATCTCTAAGTGCTCATGATGAAGTTGTTGAAGCATATAGAACAAAGAAAAATTTGTCTAATTTGAAAAAATCTGGCCTTAAAAAGCCAGCTAACTTAACGATTGCGGCACAACAAATAATAAATCTTAAAGCCGAAAATGAAATGTTAAAAAAACAGAACAATAGATACAAAGAGCAGTTTAGCTATTGGCAGTATAATGCTTATAGACATGGTCTCACTATGGAACAATTGAATAGACCATTTAATAAAAAATAATAGTTGATAGGTTACACCTATTGACAAGTTAAATAAATACGATAAATATAAATATATGGTCAGGATGACTATTTCAATTATGCAAGGATGCATTTTATGGACAAAAACATCATCAATTCAGAGTTTACTCTGGAAGAGCAACTTATCATTATAATTGATAAATATATCTCAAAACGGTACCAGCCCGGAGATAAAAGTTTCTCATATCAACTTTACTTAATTTTTGTGGGATACCATTTAAAATATTTTTACCCTAAAAGGATTTATTCCAAATCCAATCGTAATATTGATAACATAATGACTATGTTTAGCTCGGTATACAAAAGTCTGACAAGCAATCTTCTACAACGATTAAATAACAAAGAAGGAGTTATTAGGGAACTAAACTCGCTTGTTAATTACATAGATAACAATCAAGAAAAAGCAGAGGAAATCTATGCTACTGTCAGAGCACAATATGAAATGAAAGTAATTGAGAAAGAGTTAACCCATGAAGTTCGCGTAAGAACCGTCAGGTTATAGGCAATAAAAAGCCCCTAAGCAGGGGCTAAAAGACTTCTTGATATAGGCTACTACTGAACTTCTTTCCAGACACCATCAGATTTGATTAGTTTTACTGGTTTTGTTTGTTTCATATTACTAATAGAGGCATCGACAATGCAGTTATAAACATTGTTTGCTTCTTCTGTGCAACTAACTTTCTTCACGTAATCGATTCTTAAAAGATCTTTTTCTGTAACTCTTGAATCAAGAGCTTTCATACTTGTATTTGTTCTATCTACAACACTTTTGAAAACATTGTATATATCGTCTTGCGATGGTTCATTGTTACATGCGGTTAGAAGGAAGGTGGTAATGATAACTGTGATAATTGAGTATATTTTCATTTTCTTATCCAAAAAACAATTAATTAAGAATGCCAGTTTTGGTGTTGTTATTGTCAGAGGAAAAAGTCCATTTACTTACAGTCTCTCCCTTGAAGTCGATTTCAAGAGTTTTAGACTGAGTTTGGGAACCGCCAGTAAACAGCCCCACAACAGGAATGAAAGTCGTTGCATTGAACTGATTGTTAGACATGAAATATTTCCATTGCTCATTTCCGTCATCGAGTGTGGTTCTTGTATCAGGCTCACCTAACTTAGTGAGTAATTCCGTCTTAGTTGTTTTGTTTTTAATGATCTTTGACTGGAGGCTTTGTGGTGTTTCGTTTTTAAGGTTCTGGTTCCCTGATGTTGAACAGCCAGAAAGCAGGAAGACAATAATAAAAAAAGAGGACGTTATAAATCGGTTCATTTACTTTCTCATTTTATGTTTGCGGTTGTGTGAAATTAATTTCACCGTATAAAAACAACTCTGTCTGCATACATTCTTTTGATTTTATAGATAAGAATAATGATGCTTACGAAAAACGTAATGACTGATACAAGAGTGCTGCCGGTCCACGAAAATGCTAACCACGCGAGACCAAATGCCACGAATTGAAACAGGAATGCCACACTGAGCGGGCTTTCACCGTAAGCGACCTTTGCATGACAGCCTTTGCAAATCCGCACACCATGAGGACTTTGTGTAAAGCAGAACGGGCACTTTATTGTTTCGTTTTCCATAGCTATCCCAATCTGGAAGATTAAATTCTGTTTGTAGGGATTCTCGATGACTGGCTCGCTTTAGTAAAATTGCTTGTACCGATCGATGATTGGCGCTTGATAGTTAATTCCTATCGTAACTTGCTTATTGATCTGTAATAACGATCAATATTTTCTTGACTAAACACAAATTTCTTACTAGGTGATAGAGTGTCTTTACGAAAGGGATTTGTAATGGACTGTCTATAAACGGATTTTTCTTTTCTGGGTTAGATGTTGAGTTGCATAGACTTTTGAGAATCTCGCAGGGTGGTTGTGAAGAATGCTCTTCCCATAGCCTCTCAGAAGCTCAATGTATTGCTTTAAGGAAGCAAGCCACTTTACGAAGCGGAGATGCTTTTGTTGTTGTGCCGCATTTTTTTGAAGAATCTTTTCTACAATCTCGTTTCGTTTGTCTTCTCTGAGTTGCAGTTCGAGTTCAGCAATTTTTTCACTGATACTTTCCTTTCTCTCAGTGTTTTTCAAAACTGTTGCATGAGCAGGAGCAGGAGCAGGAGCAGGAGCAGTAGCAGGAGCAGGAGCAGGAGCAGGAGCAGGAGCAGGAGCAGGAGCAGGAGCAGGAGCAGGAGCAGGCATTGGTATATGAGCTGGTTGAGCTTCCTTGGCTTGTATGCCCGTTCGAAGAGCTTCTAAGTGGTCTGGGTTGTAGTTGAGCCTGTTACTAAGATTTTCCCAACTGTAGCTCTTGCCCAATTGCGAAGCTTTGAAAGCTATATCGCTGTAGGAAAAAGAGAAGCCGTTCATTTTGCCTGTGCTGGCGACATTCGCCGTCCAGGATACTTCAGCTTCTTGCAGCCTCTTGATAAAAGTTAAAAGGTCAGGTGTATCTGCCAAACTTTTATCTATGATCTGTTGAAGGGACTTCTTGGGGCAGGGAACACCAGTTCGTTCTGATAGCATCTGTTCGTTGCGAGAGATTCTCTTCCGCTTCGGTTGCTTTGGTGCAATTGAAGAGGCTGTCCTGGTCACTGTCAGACCATGAGCGAATTCGAGTTCACTGATTATGCGGGTGCTGATGAGGTTTTCGTTCCTACCCAAGTAGAGCTTCCCACCATTGAGATCTATGCGACTTGCAATAATGTGTATGTGCTGACCAGCCTGATCATCATGAAGAACATAGCAACGGAGGTGTGTATCACCGAACCCCATTCGCTTCATGTAATCGTCAGCAATTCGTTTCCATTGTTCGTTGGTAAGAGATTCTCCTTGGGGTAATCGAAGTGAATTGTGCCAAACAGGTTTTGCCACATCTGAACGAAGCTCTTTCGTAAGGTTAAATTCGTCGATTAACTCTTGTGAGCAATCACCTGTCATGTTGCCACCAATTACTTCTGGAACGGTTCTATGGTGTGAGCCTGGCTTTAACACATAGAGAACCACACCTGAGAAGCTTTTCCCCCTTTTGATCTTCTGCATTCCCTTCATGCGAAAAAACTACCTTACAGACGGATCAGAAACTGTAAGACATGATCGAAGCTCTTTGATCTGTTTCTTGACAGCGAAGATTTCTGTTTTCGTCAATTCACTATTACTGCTTTTAGTATCAAGGTGACTTATTAGACGATTTAGCTTTTGAGATATATCAGACAATGATTGCCAAACTTCTAAATTGATTGCAGGAATGGTAGGAGGAAGCTTTTGAAGTGATGCCATGCGAAGCCATTCACCTTTGCGTTTATCACCACGGCTTGCATTGAGAAGCTCTAACTCTTCTTTATTTAATCGTACACTGACACAGTGTGTTCGCAATGATTGAGATTTATTATCGCTGACTGGCTTGAAATTATTTGTATACGACAATGTTATTATTTTACTCATATAAACTCCTTTTCATATGTGCATTAGCTTTAAAGTGAGCAATTCCTTTGCAACACATTATATATTTATAGTGAAAATGCAATTCATGTCAATGAGTTAGGTACGACTTTGACTTTCTTTTTCAACCAAAGGGCGAAAAACAAGGGAACTCAAAGAAGCGGAGCTTCGATGAGTTAGCCCTTGCTTTATATTTATCCGTAGCGATGGTTGACATGTAAAAAAATAATGGTATTTATTTATTAAATTGCATACCGGAAAATTAATGTTATGAATAGAAAATGGTGGTTCCTTTTTATTTTGATTATCTCAAATATCGTAGCTGTGTATATTGGCCTATATCTTGATAATGATATTTTCATGCGGAGATTCAAGGAGTTTGTGTATGTTGTCGATATTATATCCATACCATTTATTGTCGTTTTTTTTATCATTTAATCTTCTTGATCTGGTTTTGATGGCTTTCCTTTAATATCGGTCGCACTCATGAAAGCTTTTGTAAAAGAACAAACAATCAAAATAAATCTCAATGCAAAAGGAATGAAATTCTTTTCAAGAGATGATACACTTATATCTTCGATTGGACTTATAATGTAAAGCATTTTCATAGAAGCAAAAGCCGCAGCAAGAAAAAGAATTGTATCGTTTATTATTTTTATTATTTCCCCTCTTCTTCGGTATTGCTTTGTTATTGCTATAGCAGATGAAATACAAATCAAATAAAATCCTACATATGCTGGAATTGGTATTCCTTTGCAATCATTAACGATCACAATCAAGTAAGTAAAATATATTGTGTAGAGTGATATCTTTAAAAATGAAAGTGAGTCTTCATCTAATTTATCAGACATGAAATTTATTATAAAATGTTTTATTTTTATCATTCTCTATAACCCTGTTATGTTCTACTTATGGTGTAACTCAATGAAAATAACCGAGTACACCTTGAAAATTCAAACACCATTATTTCTAACTAAAATTTTATTTAGCTTTGAGATAATTCATTGTTCATTAAAAAACTCCTTATCTGAAATATATTTAAAATTACATAATTTCTTTCCATCGGCTGCCACTAAATAACAGTTGGAAATATTCGCTCTATTTGGAATTATTAGCATGATGAAAAAAGGTCTTGTATGACCTGATTTTATAAATAAGTCTTGGATACTGCGGATATCCGTTCCTGATGGGCTTGCCACTCCTTCGTTATGCGTATGCCAATCACCTAAGTAGTGGAAACCTTGCTTGAATAACGATATGATATCTTCTTTGGCTTTTTTCTCATCTAATTTGAAATAATTTCGTTTCCTCAAATCAGTAGAGCCTGGTGTGGTTATTTTATTTATTTCAATCTCAGAGTCATTGAGGTTTTTGGTAAATAGCATACCTCCAGATTCTTTACTAAAACAGTGAGTTTGACGGTGTGAAAATAATTCATCTACTATGCTTTGGCTTATGCATATTTTAAAATCTAATTCGATACAATGAAACTTATGCATCACATTTTTTCCAATTAGGATTTTCAAAAATAAGAGGTATAATACAATCACCCTTTTCCGGGCTTCCGAATTGTGCTATCCATTTATTATTCCATTTTCCACCCAATTCTAAAAGTTCTTCTTCTCTTCCTAAATAACTATAAGCAAAAGATTCATTCGAAAAACGCCCCATAATAAGGTCTATTACTGTTCTTGCAGTTAGAGCATGTAAATTAGTCAATGGTATAGCTCCGTATGGCTGAAACTCTCCGGCACATGCAGCTATTCTTTTTCGAGTGTTTTCTTTCCAGTAAGTAGCAGGATATTTTAATGCACCTATATATTTACCTTCTGTAATATGCCAGCTATTAAAAGCATTAGAATCCACTTGGTTGACTATTACATGCCCAGCCATTGCATGAGCTTCAACAAATGCAAAGACAATAGCACCAAGAATGTCTTCCGACTGTCTTTTTATTAACTGCTGTTCAGTGCTCCAATGTGCAGTGCAGCTTACTATAATATCGGCTTCTGCAATTTTTTGGTTATTCTTGGAATCTTCTGTCCAATCTTCATTAAAAGCTTCTATACAGGCATTTGGAAACTCTTCCCGTAGCCTTGAGGCAAGAGCTAATGCTTTATTTTTATAAACAGAATCAAATCCTAATAGATGACGAGAGGAGTTTTCACTCTTCATTAAATCATCATCCCAAAGCATCATTTTTCTAATGCCTGATTGAAGTAACAGTCTTGATACCGATGATCCTACTGAACCACATCCGACGATAGCTACTTTATGTTCAGAGATTTTCTTGTAAGTTTTGTTATGCTCACGGCCCGTTAACCAAGAATCGTCAGAACGGTCAACTATGAGATTTTCTGTTTTAGTTTGGCCTATTCTATTTTTTAAAACCTTTTCATCGATGTAATTTCTATAACCATCTAATAAAGCTGTATTTCTGAATCGCCCCCGATTAATACCTCTGGTATCGAAGCGGTCTGAGGCAAGATCGCTAACTCCCTTGGGAATCTGTATTCCTATAATATTCATCCCAGAAGGAGTTGGGAATGAAATTAGAATCATTGGCTTGATATTTAACATATTAGCACAAGATTTTAAGACCAATTCAATAGTGCTTTCTGGATCTTCCTGTTGCTGATTTATGAGTTCAAAAAAATCCCTTGCAATTTTGGGATACTGATTCGGATACCAAGCTTCATTGAAGAATATCAATGGAATTGAAACTATTTTAGATAATTGCTGTTGCCTTATTCGCTTATCTTTTGAATTATTTTCATCCGATTCTAATAGCAATATTTTTTGGTTTTCCAACCAGTTAATTAATTCTTTTTGTGTGTCAGAATATATTACTCCAAATTTCTGAGTCCTATAACCGAAAACCAACCTTGTGTTTTTATTTGTTAGATCACACAAACTTATAAGTCGATCTATTTTATTGCATTGATAAATCCAATAGTTCTGAAATTCATCAATAAAATCCTCATTTAAATCTCCATTTATACCTTTTCTTAGCATTAATATAGCATCGTTTAGTAAATCGACTGCATAGGTCATATCATTGTGATCGATGATATAACTGTCAGGCCACACGCATAACTTGCCATTTTCTTCTAAGTGTGGAAGTTGGCAAACATCAATATTAGGTGAGGAAATAAAAACATCTGGAATGTCAAATTGACTAAGGGTTTTGTATCTTAGTTGCAATACAATAGGTTTATTACTGAATTCTAAATCAGTTGCTAATTCCCAAGCACAAACATATTTATCGTTGAATTTTAATAATTCATTCGTAGAAAGCTTCCTTGCACCATAAGGTGCAAGGATTGTGCTCAACTGATCTATCTTTTTATTAAGACAATCAGGCATAACCACCACCACCTTGTCTATTTACAGCAGCACTTGATGATTCAGCCATACCTAATGCAGATGCAGCAATTTTCTTAATACCGTTATCCGAAATTTCAATTTCTAACGGAATATTCTCTCCATTCTTTTTATGGTCTGACACACATAAAAACTGACCCTGTCTATTGTCTACAATTTTTTCGTATTCTTCTTTTGCTCGATAGGCCGGAGGGTCTTTCTCATCATCTTCAATTACTTTTGAACTGGAAATAATGAAAGCATTTTGTTTAGCCCGGTTGAACACTTCCATTGCTTTCTCTGATGTTTCTGCTTCATCACCCATATCACTTAAACTATGATGGGAAAGGCTATGCCATGAACAATGGTGTGGTGCTTGTAAGATATCATAATCTAACCAAGACATTGAATATTTATCAGTTAGACGATCTCTTACACCTTCCCAACAAACAACTTCGGCATCTCCACCACTTAAAAAATAAGCAGTTTTATTACCACCTTTTATTGCAAAATTCATTATTACACTGGAATGGTTTTTACCCAATTTATCTTCTAATTCATCAAGGTCTTTCTTCGGTGAAGGACCCAGTAAATGAGCTTCAAAACATGAGGAATAGCTTTGGTTAATCCAGCGAGTTTTTTGATCTAATTCTAATAGAATATTTGGTATGTCATCCGTTTTATCACCTTCGTCCTCTCCTAAAACCAAAACTTGATTTCCGACTCCATCCAAATAGCCCTTTTCTTTATAAAGATTGACTCTTCTCTTGACTTCTGCGTTCAAAGCTTTTGCATCATCACATAAAGGATGATTCTGTGCATGATGTCGTCTAAATACAATTGGGCTTGACCAGATCTCATTGATGAAGATTTTATCACTGCTTTCACTCCAATTTTCAGGTTTCCCCAAATGGAAGTGATCAGATACTCCATCGCAATGATCTGAATCAGGGTGCGACCAAATAAAGAGATGAACAAAGAGACGGCCTTCGTCATTACGAGAAAGTTTTTCTCTAAGTTGTGAGCGAACATCGGGATGTTCTTTACCATCTCTAATACGACAATCGATTAATATATTCTTTCCATCTTCGGTTTGAATAAGTGTCATATCCCCATTACCTACGGGAAAAAAAGATATCTTTGCAGTCATATCATATCCTTTTTAATTATTTCTGATCGGAATTATCACCCGACCTTGCTGTGCGAGATTTTTCAATCCCGAAAATAGCCATACCTACATCTTCGATTTTGCCCACAAATTTATCTACATTCAAGCCAGCAAAGAAGGCAAATGCCATATATCCATAGTCTCCACCACTACCGTTTTGTGATGCATCTAACACTATCAAACCTGCTTTTAGAAACAGGTAGGCCACAACACCACAGATACCGCTGACAACAGGCCTTAATACATACCAGACATACCAACGGTCATCCCAGCAGTTCCTGACACATTTGTTTAGATACACACCACGGAGACAGTAAAGAGTTCCACCAAGAACACCGATCAATCCGCAACGAATTAAGAGCTTCTTGTTCATGACCCATTCAGGGAACACATCACCCTTTATTAACCCGGCATACACAAGAGCAACAAGTAAAAGTAGAGTGAAGAGATAACCGATTATTCGTTTCATATGTAGCCTATAGGTAGCCTTTGAAGGTGGTTTTTATACTTATTCATTTTAGATCATGACCTTAGATTTCTATAAAAGTACTGCTGCATCATTGGAGGGTTATGCTGCGTCAGCCTTGTATTTTTGAGATGAAACATAATCACTCCACCATTGCATGAGAACTACCCGTTCTGCGAGATACTCAGCACGATTGTAAGCTGCAATTATTTCATCTTTCTTCGAATGGGCAAGGGCCGCTTCTAAGACATCTATCCTGAACTTACCCGACTCCTCTGCGGCCGTTCGGGCAATAGATCTCATTCCATGGGCTACAAGCTCACCTCCGAAGCCCATACGGATTATGGCCGCATTAGCTGTTTGTTCATGCATATGGTTAAGAGGAGCCTTTATGCTTGGAAACACCCATTCACGATGCCCACTTATGGCTTTCATTGAGTCCAGGATTCTCAAAGCTTCTTTGCTTAGTGGAACTTTGTGAGGCTTCTTCATTTTCATAAACTCAGCCGGGATGTTCCACATGCCGGTTTCTATATCAATATCTGACCATCTTGTGCGAACCGCTTCACCGGGGCGGACCCAAGTTAGTAACTGCCATTCAATAAGTAACCTTGTTTCTAAACGGATAGAAGCATTGGTTAGAGCAATCAGGAAGCGGGGAAGTTCGGAAGGAGGTAATGCAGGCATATTCTGTTTTTTAGGCTTACTGAACCGTTGTCCAAGGTTGTCAGCCGGATTGAACTCTATGAGTTCTTCTGTTGCTGCATAGCGGAAAATTTCATTCAGGCGGGAAATGATTCGCCGTAAAGTTTCGAGGACTCCTCGTTGCTCAATAGGGTCAAGATGTTGCTTTAAGAGTTTGGGTCGGATCTCATTGACAGGAACATTACCCAAGCCGGGAAAGATATTTCTCTCCAGGCTTCGCCAGATGTCTTCTGCATGGTCTTGTGAGATACCTGAGGTCTTTACCTTCTCATCTAACCATTTCCTTGCCACGGTTTGGAGAGTGTGTTCAGTAGCATTCTTTAAGGCATTTGCTTTATCGTTGTTATGGACTTGAGGATCAATGCCATTGGCAAGCAAGGAAAGGTATTCATCTCGCAATGCTCTTGCTCTTGCCAGTGTGAGGTGAGGGTAGGTCCCAAGGCTCATTTTGGTTCTTTTCTTACTCACCGGCACTGCATACCTGAAATACCAATTCTTCTTCCCTCCTTTCGAGAGGGGAGCGATTCGTAGTATCAAACCATCACCGTCAAACAAGTTGATTTCTTTGTCGGCTGGTTTCGTGCTTCTGATTTCAGTGTCAGTAAGCTTCTTAGCGATTTTTGCCATTTTTGGGACCCTCGGTTTTTGGACCCTTCTTAGTGGGTCCCATTCAGGGTGCCATAACTGATAGTTCTCAGCAATTCTCACTGGACGACAATAGACGTAAAAAAGCCCGCAGAGCTTGTGCTGTGCGGGCTTAGTAGACTTCATTGTACTTCAAACAACTAAAAAGTGGTGGAGCTGGCGGGAGTTGAACCCGCGTCCGAAATTTCTACATACCATTTTTACATCAATGAAAACATACATTTATTTTGTAAATCATCACGTTATTGTTTTTGGTATCTGTCGGGTTTTATGTGATTTTAAGTCTGTGCCGCCAAACTGCCGCCATAAATTAACGGTTCCAGTTGAGATTGTGAAGCGGGTTTTTTGTCACTGCATCTTCCAGGTGATCGGGTGCAAAGTGAGCGTAAATCATCGTCATTTTAATGTCTGCATGACCCAGAATATCGCGGAGGACCAGTATGTTTCCGCCGTTCATCATAAAATGGCTGGCGAAGGTGTGGCGCAGCACATGAGTACATTGGCCCTCTGGCAAATCGATACCAGCCCGTTTCACTGCACGCTCAAAAGCTTTTCTGCATGGAGTGAATAACCTTCCTCGGTTTTTGGGGAGTTCATCGTACAGTTCCTGAGAGATAGGTACGGTCCTGTTTTTCTTACCTTTGGTTTTGGTATAGGTAATTCGATACTTTGATAGCTGATGTCCCTGCAGGTTTTCGGCTTCGCTCCAGCGTGCGCCGGTCGCCAGGCAAATTTTTGCAATCATCAGCAGGCTAGGACTTTGAGAATCAGCGCAGGCATCTAGCAGGCGTTTGATTTCATCCTCAGCCAGGAACGCCAGTTCCCCTTCAGCGATCTTGAATGTGGGCAGCCCTGCTAAGGGGTTTGGTGCTGACCAATGCCCCATCTTTTTCAGCGTGCCAAATACAGAGGAGAGGTTGCGTTGTTCAAGGTTTACTGTCCGGGGTTTAACTGGCGCCATGAGTACGCCATCTTCATTTTTAATTTCCCCCTTTAACCGGGCTTCCCGGTATTTTGTGAAATCACCTGCGGTTAACTCCGATGCAATGGGATCGCCCAGGCCATTACAAATAATGCTAAGTTTTGCCATCAGTCGCTTGGGGTCGGCAAGAGTCTGTCCATATAGCGAATGCCACTGCTCGATTACTTCTGACAATTGCCGCCGGTCATCCTTTTCACCTAACCATGGCTTTTTGTTCACTTCATCCATTGTGAAGTTTTCAAACGCTATAGCCTCGCCTTTCGTCGCAAACTGCTTACGGACGCGCTTACCGTCACGCCCGCTTGGGTAGCACTCGCACAACCATTTCCCGTTTGGCTGTTTTCTGATGGTCATATCAAAGGCTCTTAATGATTTTTAAGGCATGGCCTACTATCTCGATATCATCCAGGCTGCACTCAAAAGATGATTCATCCTGATGCACAACTAACCTGTTTCCTGGCAGGCGAGTTAACTTCACAATGCTTTTTATTCCGTCAATATCAACCAGCCATACTCCGTTAACTGGTGGTGTTTGGCTGCGATCGACCAAATATGAGTCACCACTGGTATTAACCAAAAGTAGGTTACTGGAGGTGGGAGGTAGCAGGCTGCTGTCAATGATTGCTTTGCCTTCCTCAACTAACGAGCCATTAGTAAGAGCCGCTTTGTCAATTTCAGGAGAAACAAGGTCCGAAAGATGTTTAACTTTGCTGGAGTTCACGAAATTGATATCTTTTTTTGTGTCAACATTTGAGCATGGCTCGCCTTGCCCGGTGGTTAGCCAGAGCAAAGATACCCCTGTTTCAAGAGCGCACTGAATTACCCATTCCGCAGGAAAGCTGTCTCTTAAGTATCTGTTTGCCATGGTGCTTTTAGACGCACCAAGGTGATCGCATAGTTGCTGTCTTGACTTGAAATCGTAGGCAGCCATTAGCCTATGGATAGCTTCTCTTCCCCCAGTATTCTCGCCCGCCTTTACCTGTATCATTATTTAATCCTGTTGACGTATCAAATATTGGATCGTAGTATCTCTGTGTATCAACTTTTGAATCATATAAAACAAGATAAAACGACGTAAACCAAACCTTAACCGAGAGATACTGCACTATGAGCACTGATATTTCAATTCGTGTACCAAAAGTTATAGCGACTCCTGCTGAGTTCGCTGAATGGGAGGGGTACTCCCGTGGCTCGGTTTATCAGATGATTCATAACGGTAAACTGGCCAACTACATTGAAAAGAAGGAAAAAAACAAAGGGCGCGTATTCATTCTTTACCTCAAATACAAAAAAGACCAAGCGAGCAAAAACATGGACAAGTCTGCATTCAATTACAACGTTGTAGTTGGTTGTTAAGTTCAATTATGTGAACTTTTGAGGTATGAAACATGTTTGATTATAAGATTTCCAAACATCCACATTTCGACGATGCCTGCCGGGCTTTTGCGCTGCGTCACAACATGGCGAAGCTGGCAGAACGCGCGGGAATGAACGTCCAGACGCTGCGTAACAAGCTGAACCCGGAGCAACCGCATCAGCTCACAGCACCGGAAATTCATCTGCTTACCGACCTGACTGAGGACCCCGCGCTTGTTGACGGTTTTCTGGCTCAAATCCATTGCCTGCCGTGCGTGCCATTGAATGAAGTGGCAGAAGAGAACCTGCCACATTACGTCATGAGTGCAACTGCGGAGATTGGGCGAGTAGCTGCAGGCGCAGTATCCGGTGATGTAAAAACCAGTGCGGGCCGCCGCAATGTTCTCAACAGCATCAACTCTGTCACGCGCCTTATGGCACTCACTGCAGTTTCATTGCATGCGCGTTTACAGGCGAATCCGGCGATGGCAAGCGCGGTGGATACCGTGACGGGCCTCGGCGCTTCGTTCGGTCTGATCTGAGGTGGTTATGCTGACTAAAGAACCATCTTTTGCATCACTTCTTATAAAGCAAAGCCCGGCAATGCACTACGGTCATGGCTGGATCATGGGGAAGGATGGTAAGCGCTGGCACCCGTGCCGCTCTCAGGATGCGCTGCTGGAAGGTTTAACCAGTAACAGGAGAAAAGTGTCATGGCTTTCAAAGCTGAGGATATCACTGTCAATATGAGCGCCGGGCAGCGTGCCAGTGCGTTAAACCACATAGCTGCATTACGCAGTGCGCTATATGGCGATTGTGATAAGGAGCTTAATCGGTTTATTAACGAAATGCGTGATAAGCGTGATGAAAAGTACGAACTGAATAATCGAGCGCTTGGAGCATTATTCTTTCTTGCAAATATTAGTAAGGAGCGTCACGGCATTGAATTTAGTGAGCTGACGAGTGACGAGATATCCGCACTAATTGGTGTTATGAATCATCTTCGCGCAGTCGTGAGTTTATTTCCCAAAAACCTGACTCTATCTAGTTAGTAATTAATCGCAAATTAATGGCGTAAACCCGCCGGGCTTCTTATTGCCAAAGTTCAGGAGAAACAACAATGCGAAATACTGAAACCAGCACCACCAAAAACGGACCAGATGATACTGATCTGTGCCAGATGATTAACGCCGCTCGTCTGGATGAACGAAAAAATTGCACGTTTTCCTTTTCAAACCGACTGCTGCAAATGGCGTTACAAATTGCGCAAGAGAGTATGAGTGGAGAAGAAGCGGTGGAATTACTGCGCCGTGAAAGTGAAATCTATGAAGCTGAAGCAAAGGAGGTAGGAAGTAATGGCTAATGTTTTATCAATTCCGCGCAAAACAGGAAAAACGGAACTGGAGCAATTATTTAATGAAGCAAGAATTGACGAGCGCCGCACCTGTGCTTTTTCCGTTTCAATACGAATGGAATCACTGGCGATCCACATTCTTCGAGAGGGTATGAATGGAGTAGAAGCGGCGGAATTGCTGCGCCGTGAAGTAGCACGTTATGAAGCTGAATCACGGGGAGACTGGCACTAATGGCTGACTCAATGGACCGTGTACAGAAACACGTTGAAGAAGAATTACAGCGCAATATTCACTCCGTCCGTAATAAAACGCCGGGCGTTTCCCGTGTTCTCTGCATTGATTGCGATGCGCCGATCCCGCCAGCTCGCCGCCGCGCCATTCCGGGCGTGCAGTGCTGCGTCACCTGTCAGGAAATCGCAGAGCTGAAAGGCAAACACTACAACGGGGGGGCTGTATGAGCACTATCCTGAAATGGGCGGGAAATAAAACCGCCATCATGCCGGAACTGATTAAGCATCTGCCTGCAGGTCAGCGACTGGTAGAGCCGTTCGCCGGTTCCTGTGCTGTGATGATGGCAACAGACTATCCTCATTATCTTGTCGCAGATATTAATCCTGATTTGATTAATCTTTATCTGATGATTCAGAAAGACCATGAGGCTGTCATTCAGATAGCGATGGAGTTATTTAAAGATTTTAATTCGGATGTTCAGTATTACCGTGTCCGCCAGCATTTTAATTACTCCATTTCTAATGAGGTAGAAAAGGCGGGATATTTTCTGTATTTAAATCGCCATGGCTACCGTGGCCTTTGCCGTTATAACCAGAAGGGTGAATATAACAATCCATACGGACATTATAAAAAACCGTACTTCCCTGAAAATGAAATACGCACTTTTGCCGTGAAAGCTAAACGTGCAATGTTTATTTGTGCCAGCTTTGAGGAAACACTGGCGCTGCTGCAGGCTGGTGATGTCGTTTATTGTGATCCGCCATACGATGGCACATTTAGCGGTTATCACACTGCCGGTTTTACAGAGGACGACCAGTATCATCTGGCGTCTATTCTTGAGCGCCGGTCATCAGAAGGTCATCCGGTTATCGTGTCCAACAGCGACACGTCCCTGACCCGTTCGATTTATCGTAACTTTACCCGCCATCGTATCATTGCAAAGCGCAGCATGGGTGTCGCTGCCGGTGATGGTAAATCTGCAGCAGAAATCATCGCCACAAAATCAGCAGGCTGGTTTGGTGTCGATTTGGCGTCCGGTCCAGATATCTCGGTGGAAACTGAGGTGCGGGCGTGGCAGTGAGTAAATTCACATTACATAATGCACCAACCACCGGCGGCTCGAATGAGGCCGCCGTGGCCTTTTCATGGAATAACCCCAAAAAAGCGGTTAACCCCTATCTGGACCCGGCGGAAGTTGCGCCGGAGTCTGCGCTTTCAAACCTGATCGCTCTTTACGCTGCGGATAACGAGCAGGAGCAGCTGCGCCGTGAGGCGCTGAGCGATGAGGTCTGGGAGCGCTATTTCTTCAATGAATCCCGTGATCCTGTCCAGCGCGAAATGGAGCAGGACCGGCTGATTAGTCGTACCAAAATGGCGCGCGAGCAGCAGCGTTTTAATCCTGATCTGGTCATTCTGGCTGACGTTAACGCCATGCCGCCACACATCAGCAAGCCTTTGCTGGAACGGATTAAATATTTCCATAGCCTGGGTAGGGTAAAGGCTTATTCCCGCTACCTGCGCGAAACAATCAGGCCGTGTCTTGAGCGGCTGGAGCGCGTGCGTGACAGTCAGGTGTCTGCCTCTTTCCGGTTCATGGCGAGCCATGACGGGCTGGAGGGGCTGCTGGTACTGCCTGAAATGAATCAGGATCAGGTCAAGCGCCTTTCCACGCTGGTTGCGGCACATATGAGCATGTGTCTCGATGCGGCCTGTGGTGATCTGTTTGTCAGCGATGATGTTAAACCAGAAGAAATCCGCCAGGCATGGGAAAGGGTTGCAGCAGAGGCGATGCGCCTTGAGGTCATCCCGCCTGCCTTTGAGCAGTTGCGCCGCAAAAAGCGCCGCCGCAAGCCGGTGCCTTATGAACTGATCCCACCGTCGCTGGCCCGTATGCTGTGCGCGGACTGGTGGTATCGCAAACTGTGGCAGATGCGCTGCGAGTGGCGGGAGGAACAGCTGCGCGCCGTCTGCCTGGTCAACAAGAAAGCGTCCCCGTATGTCAGCTATGAAGCCGTGATCCACAAACGCGAGCAGCGCCGCAAATCGCTGGAGTTCTTCCGCTCGCATGAGCTGGTCAACGAGGACGGCGACACGCTGGACATGGAAGACGTGGTGAACGCCAGCAACAGCAACCCGGCACACCGCCGTAATGAAATGATGGCCTGCGTTAAGGGACTGGAGCTGATCGCGGAAATGCGCGGAGACTGCGCAGTGTTCTATACCATCACCTGCCCGTCACGCTTCCACGCAACCCTCAACAACGGCAGACCTAATCCGAAGTGGACCAGTGCCACTGTCCGCCAGAGCAGTGACTATCTGGTTGATACGTTCGCCGCTTTCCGCAAGGCAATGCACAAGGCCGGGCTGCGCTGGTATGGCGTCCGCGTTGCAGAGCCACACCATGACGGCACCGTGCACTGGCACCTTCTGTGCTTCATGCGCAAAAAAGACCGCCGTTCCATCACTGCGATGCTGCGTAAGTTTGCCATCCGTGAAGACCGCGAGGAGCTGGGCACCAACACCGGGCCGCGTTTCAAATCCGAGCTAATCAACCCGCGCAAGGGCACGCCGACCAGCTACATCGCCAAATACATCAGCAAGAACATCGACGGGCGCGGGCTGGCTAAAGAAATCAGCAAAGAAACCGGCAGATCACTGCGTGACAGCGCCGAGCATGTCACCGCCTGGGCGTCACTGCATCGTGTCCAGCAGTTCCGTTTCTTTGGTATTCCGGGGCGTCAGGCATACCGCGAGCTGCGCTTGCTGGCTGGTCAGGCGGCGAGAGTGCAGGGTGAACGCAAAGCGGGTGCGCCGGTACTGGAAAACCCGCGTCTGGATGCGGTACTGGCAGCTGCAGATGCGGGTTGCTTTGCCACCTACATCATGAAGCAGGGCGGTGTACTGGTGCCCCGCAAACATCACCTTGTCCGCACGGCTTATGAGCTTAACGACGAACCGAGCGCCTACGGCGATCACGGTATCCGTATCTATGGCATCTGGTCCCCGATTGTAGAAGGCAAGATTTGCACGCACGCGGTGAAGTGGAAAAAGGTTCGCAAGGCCGTTGACGTTCAGGAGGCGGCAGCCGACCAGGGCGCTTGCGCCCCTTGGACTCGTGGCAATAACTGTCCCCCTGTTGAAAATCTGAACAAATCAGGGGGTGATTTACCCGATATAAAAACCATGGATGAGAAGGAGCTGCAGGAATATCTCCACAGCATGGGCCAGAAGGAACGGCGGGAGCTGACAGCCAGGTTAAGGCTGGTAAAACCGAAGCGGAAAAAAGCATATAAACAGACTATTTCTGATCAGCAGCGCCTGCAGCTTGAGGCAGAACTGAGTTCCAGAGGGTTCGATGTTAGCGAGTCAGAGATTGACCTGCTTCTGCGCGGCGGCAGTATTCCGTCAGGTGCCGGGCTGCGTATTTTTTACCGAAACCACCGTCTGCAGGAAGATGACAAATGGCGTCAGTGGTACTGATGCCGCAGTTTTAACAATTCTTGCTCTTATTGATCCGCATCAGAGCGATCTAATTGACAGATAAAAAACGGTTTACATTCGCAAACTCCTACTATACTGTAATTATAAACAGTGGATATATATACAGTTATTGTGTGTCCGAGGTAGTGATAGGAGGGAAAATGCAGGATTATCTTTTGGAGTCGTTGAAGCTCCAGCGCATTGATTTTTTTATCAAGCTTGTAGCGGCTAGTGAGTGCAGCGACGAAGAAAAGCGGCTGGCTATCCAGTGGGTGTCAGAATTGACCGACGAGCTGATGGCGAAAATCCGCAGCCATGAATACTGCCGGTCAATGGATGTAACCAGTTAAGGGGAATCTGTATGCGCATTGAAATAATGATCGATAAAGAGCAGAAGATTAGCCAGGCTACACTGGACGCCCTCGAATCCGAGCTTTACCGTAATTTGCGCCCTCTGTATCCCAAAACAGCAATTCGTATCCGTAAGGGCAGCGCCAACGGCGTTGAGCTGAGCGGGTTAAAACTGGATGAAGACAAAAAGCGAGTGATGGAAATAATGCAGCAGGTCTGGGAGGACGACAGCTGGTTACACTAGCGAACGTTGCGGACGATAAAACTGGTTTTTACCGTCCGCAAGGTTGAACAACGAGCCACGCGAGGCGTTAGAAATTGTCTTGGTTAGTGCCTGCTTCTCATAAGAGGCACTATATATGCTAAATGCAGCGGGTTAAGGCAGAAACATCTTGCGCGATTAGGGGCAATGAACTTAAGTTAAGTAACGCAACCAACAGTTAAAACGGTTGTCTTAGTTATAAGGAATTTGCTGTTGTGGTTGCTGGTGACGAAGTGTACAC